GTGATCTTTCTTTCGGTTTTTTTTTGTTTCGGTTATGGTTTTATTTCTATTTAAAATAAGGCCACTCAAGAATAAAAATACCCTTGAGTGGCCCATTAGTTACGTACTTAGATTAAGTAGTACTGTTGGATTGCCAATATTGATAAGCAAATTCAACCTGAAACTCCTCAATCGTATCGTTGTTATCATAGGCTAATTCAATTTCACTCACATTCACTGGGAATGCGCCTTCAATCAAATAAGATTTGATAACCTCATCTTGTCTATTTAGTTGCTCAACAATGATTTGAGCTTGATAGTCAGATGGATTTGAGTTAGCTGAGGTATTAGATGCATGCGCATTAATTGAGTTCATCCAAACTTCAAAAGCGGTGCGAATAGCAAAGCTTTCTTCGTTGAATATAGTGGCTGTCCAGTTATCGAATGTTCTGTCTCCAGCAACCTTTAACTGTCTTCCTCTAAAAGGAACTTCAATTGGTGTGATTACCGATGCAGGTAAAGCTGCACCTTTGCACATGAAACTAGTGAGTTCAATAGGAATCCCAGCAGCAACATTAGGATTAGTAATGGTGCATTTAAAAAGATTACCTCTTGCTCCACCGCCTGTGAGTTTTGCTTTAAAATCATCTACTCTTAATGACATTTTTATTTCTCCTTAATTTAGAATTGGCCAATGACTTCACTGAACTCAACACCAGTACGAGTGGCGATAAAGTTAAGAGTAATGAAGTTAATAGCTCTTGCGGGTTTGATGTAAATGTCTGCAACGAAACGGTTGGCATCAATTACTTCACCGGTGTTATTTGTTTCATCACAAATAACGATAAAGTCAGTAATACCACGTCTACCTTGTACATCTCTGAGATATGGATTAACCATATTACGGAATTGTGCTCGAGTAAACTCATCGTTGAATTCGAATAATTGATACTTAGCTGCTGTAGCAATCGCTTTTTCTAGAACAATGAACAATCTACGAACATTAATTCTATCAAAGGCAGAAGCCTTTTTCTGAGCGGTTTTATCACCGAATAGGATAGTTCCTTCTCCGGGGAATGTTACGATTGGATTAACTCTAGCTTTGTACAATTCGTCGCGGTGGCTTTGTTTAGGATTATAACCAATTTTTGTAACACCTTTTAATTGACCACGATTGTAACCAGCAGGAGACCACCAAGGATCTCTAACGTTATCTGTGTATGCACATAATCCAGCAACAGATCCACAAGCATCAATCCAAATGTATTGATCGTTATACTTATCATAGATGTATAATGGAGAACTATCAAAGACTGCATAACTTGTTGAAGGTAATCCATCAAATTTTTCAATTACTCTATCAAGTTTTTGATCTTCTGTTGGCTTATCTTTAACATCCGTCCATGGTGAGATGAATGCTACACAATCTTTACGATTTTCAGCGATCGTAATGAGTTTATTAGCAACAGCAGTTGCACCGGCTACATCATTCTCTGCGAATACGAAATTCACATCGAATCTTTCTGTATCAGCAAAATACTCAAGTGCTTCAAAAATACCATTTGTATTTGCACCAGCATCAATACCTCCGGATAATTGATATATCTCAACTGATCCATCACCAGTGAATGTAAATTCCGCACCTGCGTTAATTACACCACTGCTGGTTTCAGTAATAGTGGTAAGCTTATTGATGTAAATATATTGAGAACTGCGATTAACTACATCTTTATAATAGTTAGTTTCGCCATTTTCCTTTTTACCATCAGTACCAAGTGACACATTATTGTATGCTTCAAGAATTGTTCCAGGTGTTCCAGTAAATAATCCTTTTTCGTCTACAATAAGAACATGAATCTCATCATTTTCGACGTCATATGTTTCAGCATATGTAGAAGTATTAGGAGCAGAAAGAAACGAATCTTCAAAATCTTGCGTTTCTACTGGAGCGTAAATAAAACCACCAGGGGATGTAAATGTTGTATTTGTATAATCTGTGGCGTTAAACACATTGGATCCATCCGCATCTGTATATAATACTGCAGTTACAACACCATCGGCTGCGCAATCCGCTTCTCCAATATATAATCTTGTTGTGCGAAGAGCTTCAATAAGATCACCAGATGCATCAACGTTACGAAGAGCAATTTCTTGACCATCAGCAATTAGTCCAGTGTCACCGACCACCGCGTCATCTACTGTTAAAGTAAGAGTGACGACATCTGTTCCGGTGCCATCGTCAGCAACGGTAATAGCAGTAATTGGAACTCGTGATTGAACTCCAGATTTCTGGAACATTACCTTTAAGCTATTTCCAAGTGCACCAGGATATCTTGCGTAAATATCAGATGTTAAAGAAGTACTTGTTCTTCCTTCAAAATCATCTAAGTTTTTAATTTGTTCAGAATCTGGAGTATCTCCAGAAGCAGCATTTTTTGCTGCGCTATCTACTGCTCTTGAAACGAGAAGAGCATTACTATATCTAAGGAATGAAGATGCTAAGAAATATGACTGCGCCAAGCTTTTATCAGGTGTGCCAAAGTTTCTTGCGAGATCTTTCTCAGAAGAAACATTAACAACATCACCAACTGGCCCCCAAGAAAATCTTCCAGCATATGCACCAATAGAAGTGGACACAGCCGGAATAATTCCAGTGAGATCAATTTCTTTTACTTCAACTCCAGGAGAGACTAAAAAAGCCATATGTATTTTCCTTTATTGTTGTGAATTCATTAATTGTTATTATAAATTACATTATAAGTATATTCAATATAACTATATTTATCAAATCTACACTTTCCACCCTTCAAGATCGTCTTTTAGACGTTCATATTCTGGGCTTAATCCAACATCATTTCGGTGGTCATTAACAATAAAACCAATATCCATTAGTTCGTTATCTATATTTTCCATATGGCTTTCAAATATCATTTTTCTCATATCAATTTCGTTATAGTCGCCAAATGCAGTTGAAGATACAAACCACGAAAATAAAACAAGTGTCATAACCAAATCATCATGTCCATTCTTTGCACCATATGAGTTTCCTATTTCCTCAAATCCACTTAACTCAATAATTGTGGCCGCATCCCTAATTTTAAGTTTCTTTGATTCA